ACCCTCTCAAATAACTGAAAAGGAGATACAACAATGATCGAATCCAAAAAGGGCGACAAGGTAATCGTGAAGGGATTTACTGGAATCAAGCTCGGTGTCTTTGAGGTTGCTTCTGTCACCAAGAAAACCATCACCGTCAATAAGAAGAATGGTGATGAGATGATTTTCGACCGTAAGACTGGTCGTCAGGTCAATGTTGAAGAGGGCAAGGAAAAGTACGCCAACTCCGTCATGGAGGATGATGGTAGCTTTGTTGCTCCTTCTACACGCGGCGCCAGCAAGAAAGCTGCGGCCAAGAAAGCAGCCAAGAGCGCTCCCATTGAAGAGGACGAGGAAGACGAAGAAGAGGATGAGGAGGAAGAGCCTGTCAAGCCTACTAAGAAACCGGCAAAGAAGACTGCTCCTGCCAAGAAGCCTGCAAAGAAAGTCATCGATGAAAATGACGAAGACGATGACTTTGAGGAAGTTGACGACTGATAGTCAAGAGGACACTATGTCCTCTTAATGCAGCTGGTCGGAGATCCAAAGCGTTTAATGGATCCTGGCGACATCAGTTTCGCCCCATGATGACCAACAGTGACAAGCCTGTATAAATGCAGAGTCAAGAGGCCTCAAAGGGAACGTGTACCCTGTCAATGGATTGATCACCCGGAGACACAGGGAGAAAGAGCACGGAGCAAGCGGGATGCTCAGGATGTCCGCAAGGTCGGAGAAGCGGCCATGGACGGGTGAAGACCTATTCCCGTCTACTCGCTCAGCTGGTAGAGCAAATATGAACCTCTTGCCAAGCCCCTGTAGAGTGGCAACCAGAGCAAGTAAAACCTGTATGGCCATATGTGGTGGAGGCTTCGGTCGAAGAAGCTGCTATGGAGAAAGTACAGGGAGCCCAGGTTACATCCATGAGGTTGCTGGGCAGAAGCATAAGAAGCGACGAGATCGTTGGTTCGAATCCAACCCAGACCGATGGCATTGCGTGTAGTCAACCGTGGGACGGCATTCCAGTATTAGTAGGGTGCACGGTGCGGATTTGCTCTGGCGCATTGATGGGTGGTGTGACTATCCACTCCGCAGGTGTGGTTGCCAAGTGGTTAAGGCGGTCGCTTCTTTATATTGGGGTGTGGTGAAGCGGTAACACAACGGACTTTGACTCCGTGATTCGCAGGTTCAAGTCCTGCCACCCCAGCCAAAGGGTTGGAAGCTCAGGTTAAAATCCTGATATCTGGCATGATAGAGTGTAGGAAAGCATGGAGGCCCAGCACGCCAGCCCTTACAGACTATCCAGGATGAAGTGTAATGGCTGCATACCACATTTGGGATGTGGTGGAGCGGTTCGATTCCGACATCTTGGACCACTTGAATATTTTGATATCTATAAAAACCCGAGAGAGCACCAGTTTAGAACCTGGCGACAAAATTTAAACCTGGGAACGTCTCAAAGCTCTGCGAATCGTGGGTCTGGACGTGGGAACAAGAGATGACGGGGCATCTCGGCAACACCTTCCGCCACAAGGGTCATACAGTAAAGGGTCTGTATGACAAATATGATTTAAGTGACCATTAAATTCTGCTGTATGTTGGGTTGGTCAGGTCTTATTGACTGCAGAAGCCCACTATGGACCTTTAGCTCAGTTGGTCAGAGCAGTTGACTCATAATCATCAGGTCTTGGGTTCAAGTCCCAAAGGGTCCACCAGAGCTGTTCCCCAAGCTCAAACTGAATATTGAACAAGGAGGTGAGACAAGATATACATCAGTTATTCAAGAGAAAGCACCTATCTGCACTGCCCTTATCAACACTGGCTGCGGTATGTGAGACGTCTTGAGAAGAAAAAGCCTGAACGTCCGTTGTATTTTGGTACTGATTTCCATAAGTTGCTGGAGCTGAGAAATGATCCGGCTGCGCTGAAAGAAGCCAAGCAGAACATTAAGGATACATTCTATGATCTGCCACCATCCTATCAATCGGATCTTGGAGACAATTATGTTCAAGATCTTTTTACTATTTTCAAGGATTATAGACAGGTGTATCGAGACGTGAGACAACCTCAAGTCACCGAAAAGGAGTTTGAATTTGAGGTTGGTAGAGTCAAGGATGAGCCAATTGTATTTGTCGGTAAAATTGATGAGCTATATCTGTTGAAACATCAGGGAGTCAAGTCCATTATTGTAGGTGAGCACAAAACCTTTTCAAATAAGCCAAGCATGGACTTTCTTGTTATGAATCCTCAAAAGTGCCTCTATGCAAAAGCGGCATATTTTTTGAGGGGTATTTTACCTGACAAAGTAAAATGGGATTACATCAAGTCTGTCCCCGCAAGTTCCCCTATTTGGCTTGACAATACCAAACGGTTTTCTGAGGCAGCTTCAACCAAGATCACTCCTATGAGCTGGCGCAGGGCTTGCAAAGAACGGAACATTCTCGATCCCGAGATTCTTGCTAAGGGTGACAAATATTCCTCAAACATATCTGAGTTCTTTTTCCAAGTTGAGCTCGATATTGATCCAGCAATGGTTGAAACTATCTGGGATGGGTTTATGTACACTGCCAAACAAATCGTCCGCTTTGGGGAAAGCAACAAGACGAAAAATGTCACACGAGATTGTAGCTGGTGCCCATACCGGGATATTTGCTACTCTGAGATGACTGGCGGCGATACTGAGTACATCATAGCAAGGGACTTTGAAGACAAATCAGAAAAGAGGTGAAACAATGGCTGTTTTAGACAAAGTTGTGAGCATTTCTGAACTCGGTCAGCGAAAACTTTGGGTGATCTGGGGAAAATCCAACAGCGGAAAGACTTGGCTGTCATCTACTTTCCCCAAGCCCCTTTTGTATGTTCAGATTGGTGATGATGGCGCCAATACTATTGCCAAACAAGAGGATATTGATGCTATCCGTATTCAGAACATTGAAGAGCTGAAGAACCTTTGCAAAGAGCTTCAAAAAGACAAGAAGTATAATACTATTGTATTTGACACGTTTTCCATGGTTGTCAATGAATGGGTGGATGAAAAGGTTATCAGCAAAAATAGAAAGATGACCCAACAAAGTTGGGGTGACCTCAAAACTGAGCAAGAAGAGGTTATCAAGCTGACCCATAAATTGGCAGGCAGACATCATGTGGTTTTGACTTGTCATGAAAGTATGGATTCTATTGAAGGACTGGAAGATGAGATCACTCCTGATGTGCGTCCGTCTGTATCTAAGGGTGCAAGGACATATCTTGAGGGTATGGCCAACTATGGTATCCACACAACCAGGATCTCAAAGGAAATTACCAAGGGTAATACCACAAAAACACTTGTAAAGTATGCAGCTGATATTGGTCCTAACCCATACTATTGGACCAAGCTACAGATTGATCCAAGCATTGAAGTCCCTGCAAGAATTATCAACCCCACTTTTGATAAAATTGCCAAGGCTATTGGTCTGGAGGAATGATTTATGGCTCAACAAATGGTAAATGGATCCCATTATGATGGATCCACCACTATTACCTATCCAATGAGCAAAAGGTATGCTGTTGTTGGTATCCCATTTTCTGGGAAGCACTTGAAATCTCAAGATCCGCTCGCAATCCGAAAGCGGAAAGAACACTGGATCATCAGGAATCTCAACCGTACAACGGTTGTAAAATAATAAGGAGGAAATAACAAATGGCAAGACGTGTGAAACTTGATATGACAGGAGTGGAGTCCTATACTCGCTGTCCAGAGGGTGAGTGGCTGGCCAAGCTCTCTTCCATCGAAGAGGGGACTGTTCAGGGCAGTGGCGATGACTGCTTGAAGGCTCGCTTTGAGGTCATCAAAGGTTCGGCTGCTGGCTGTGCTGTGTTTGAGACCTTCAGTCTGACCGAGAAGGCTCTGTGGAAACTCAAAGGATTCCTTGAAGCTATCGGAATGAAAGCGAGCGGCAAGTTGAGCATTGATCTGGACAAGCTGGAGGGCAAGGTATGCATTATCGATGTCATACATGATGAGTACAATGGTCAGAAGCGTGCCAAGATTGCGTCCTACCTCAAACCGGAAGATGATGAGGATCTTGAGGATGAGGAGGAAGACGAAGAAGAGGAAGAAGAGGCTCCTCGCAAGTCTGCAAAGAAAGCTCCAGCCAAGCCTATCAAAAAGTCCAAGCCTGTTGAAAATGATGACGAAGACGACGAGGACGAAGATGACGACGAAGATGAGGAGGAAGAACCCAAGCCCAGAAAGACCTCTAAGAAAGCTCCTCCGGCCAAGAAAGCTCCTGCCAAGACTAAGAAAAAGGTTGAGGAAGATGAAGATGATGACGATGACTGGGAGGATGATGACGATTGAAGGCATTGGCCTCCTGATGATCTGCCATGGTAATGGGGAGAGGTATTTCCTCTCCCCTGTAAAGGACGTGATATGATGGATTTGTACCATATACCAGGAGATTCTGGAGGGGACTGGAGACTGAACAAATTTGTTGAGTATCAACATGAGGTTCCCAGCATACATTACCGTATTATGGGCGAGTATATAAAACGATATGTTCTTGATAGAGACGATGCTACCATGATGTGTTGGTATATGTCTGCAACATATAATGAAGTCACATGTTCTTTGCTGAATGAGCTGTTTGACTGGAGGTCAGTAAATCCCTCAACTGTAAAACAGTACTGCTCTCAGTTTTGGAGTAGATATAAACCTATTCTTGAGTTTGGGTCATCAAGAAAATATGCCAAAAGCATGGATTGGTTTCCAGTTCTTATGGAACAGTTTATCCGTAAAACAAAGAAGAAACCATTCAGTTGGCTTGTAGATGTATCAACAAAGAATGATCCAACTCCTACAGAAGCTTATGCAAATCTATACTCAGCCATAAACTCTATGAAATTCACAGGAAGATTTGCAACTGATCTATTCATGGAATCAGTTCTGTATCTTCAGGATTATTTCGAGTTGAGCTTTGTAGAACCCTCAAAGTTGGATTGGAAAAAATGCAGCAATCTCACCTCCGGATTACTGAACATATTCTATGAAGATGAGGCTGCAAATGAGTTTGATAAATCTGGAAAGCTCTTATTCCTTGAATCTGATCTATCCAAAAAGCTGAGACGAGTTCAACGCCAGATATCCTTTGTGTATCCTGATCAAGATGATGACATAAATCTCTTTGTTGGAAAAATATGCAGCTTTCGGAATCTATTCAAATCAGCAAGATATGGTGGTTTTCATCATGACAGAGAATTGGGCTGGCTAAACAACTATATGAAAATACTGCCTGAGTATAACAAAATCTGGAACAGGATATTCAAGCTGAGAAGAATCCTATTTGATGAACGATTTCTGGGTGAGCTTCATGACTGGAACGGTATTCGTCCTGAACGAAAAAAGCTCTGGCTTAGAGAGGGGATGACTGGTGTTGAAAAGGATGCTCGTTAATATACGAGGTTGCAACGGCTCAGGCAAATCAACCATCCCAATGTCAATGATGGATGATCCTAACATGTTTGTTCAGGAGCTTGTTGGAAGCGACGGCAAGAAGATCAGTGCTTTGACGGTATTCCCCTCCTATGGTTGGGTTGCTCTTGGAACATACTTCAACAAAACTGGAGGACTTGATACTCTGAAGAACAACAATGTGACCCGGATGACCTTATATGCTGCCCTTGATCTGTTCCCTGAGTATGACGTGCTCATGGAGGGTATCATGGCCAGCACTATTCGGTCAACCTACATTGACTTGTTTCATGAGATTGAAGATACTTACAGAGGACTGAAAGTGCTGATTGTGTCTCTCCTCCCTCCTGTCGAGATTGCGATCTCCCGTGTTTATTCTCGGAATGGGGGTAAACCCATTAAAGAGGATGCTGTACGAGGAAAATGGAATACAGTTGAGAGGAATGCCAAATACTTCGCTGATGCCGGATTTGATTCGGTTAGAGTGAATTCAGCCAAGGTTAGAAAATCTCAAATGCTGAGTGCGTTCTTGAAAACAGTTGAGAAACATAGGAGGACACAATGAAGCCTGTTTTGTGTATACCCTCGTATTCTCGGCCAGATGGAATAGCTATTGAACGCTGCAAAGAACTGCCTCTCAAGAAGTTTATATTCATACGTCGAGAACAAGAAAGCTTGTATGACAAATGGAGACCATGGTATACTTTGGTTCTTCAGGATCATGGAACTGATATCGGTCTTGTTCGTAAAAATATTGTCAATTACTGCTACAAAAAGGGATATGAATGGGCATTTATGCTTGACGATGACATATGCAAAGTAGAAATGCTTGATTGGGACAGAAACAAACAGTGCTGGAATTCTAAACGTATCATAGAAGGGTCTGTTGTTGGACCGAGATTTGAAATAGCCGCATTAAAACGCTGGTTCAAATGGGCAACAAGATATGATTTAGCTCTTTCTTGTCCAATATATCGGTTCAATCGAGGTTCAAAGGGAACTGAAATCCACATAAATAGACATCCAGTTATACAGTGTGTCCTCATTCATGTACCAAACTTCATAGAAGTCGGTAACTATAAAAGCATACATGTTACTGGGAATGAGGATTATTATATTCAATTCAAGCTGATGAGATCAGGTTACAAAACTGGAACCATAGGACTGGTTGAATATGATTGTCCAGCAGTAGGAAATTGTGATGATGGTACAAATGATACAAAAGACGAGAAATACAGACGATATATTCAAGCATTCTTTACAAATGTATGCGGAGATCCCAAATATGTAACAACAAAAACAACAAAAACTGGGTTTTCGTCTCTTAATTTTGTATGGAAAAACTTTGACCAGGATAAAATCCAAATATCACTCGAATAGTCGGAGGAAATCTGTATGTATAAAGAAGCAACCACAGGTCTATGGTGTAGAGAAGATACCCTTGACGAGTATGTTATCAAAGAACAACGCTGCTATGATCCTTTGCTTCAGTTTGTTAAAGGAAATGTTGTTTTTGATATCGGTGCAAATATAGGCGCATTTGCTTATAGAGCAATAAAAGCCGGAGCCACTCAAATCATATGCTTTGAGCCAGATCCTGATAATA